AAAAGACATCAAGACGAAATTAGGGCAAAAATCCAGACAAGTCAGCTATTAAATGTGCTTCAAAATCATGCACTTGGCTTAGATTCTGGTGAGCTTCCAGCGAGCAGAATGAAGGCTGCTGAAGTACTATTGAAGAAGGCATTGCCAGATCTTTCAAGTACTGAGCTAACTGGTGACTCTGATGCTCCAGTAGCTATTAAAATTATTACTGGCATCGAATGAGTGAAGAACTAATTGATGATGCAGAGCAAATTGAGGTAATAGATCTCAAGTATGTTGCTCGTGATCCACAAAAACTAATTCATAAGGCTGTAAAAGAAAACAGATTTAATGTTGTAGTGGCGCATAGGCGCATGGGTAAGACAGTGAGTGCAATCATGCAGTTGATTGATAGTGCATTAAATTGCGAACTAGTTAACCCTAGATTTGCTTACATTGCACCAACGTATTCACAAGCGAAGAGAGTTGCATGGCAATATCTCGTGGACTATACAAGGCCACTAGGTGCTGTAGCTAATATTGCAGAACTTCGTGTTGACTTCATGGGTAGACGCATATCTTTATTTGGTGCTGACTCACCAGATTCATTGCGAGGTATGTACATGGATGGCTGCGTAATCGATGAGGTGGGCGATGTGCAACCTAGTTTGTTTACAGAGATTATACGACCAGCATTATCAGATCGCATGGGATGGTGTTTATTTATTGGAACTCCCAAAGGTAATAATTACTTTAAAGAATTAAGAGATCGTGCCTATAAAGGAAACGATAGTTGGAAGTTATTAGAATTTAAAGCAAGTGAAACTGGAATCATTCCAGCAACTGAGCTTGCATCTGCTCGTGCAGAGATGGGATCAGATGATAAATATCTACAAGAGTTTGAATGCTCGTTTAATGCAGCTGTTACTGGTAGTTATTATGGTCAACTCATTAATGAGCTTGAAGAGAAAAAACAGATCACTACTATTCCTTACGAGGAATTAAGTAAAACCTATTGTGCATGGGATTTAGGTATTGCTGACTCAACAGCGATATGGGTAGCACAAGTTGTAGGTAAAGAAATCAGATTAATTAATTACTATGAAGGCCACTCACAAGGCCTTGATGCTTATGTATCATGGTTAAGATCAAATAACTATGAAGAGGCAGTGCAATTACTTCCTCACGATGTACAAGTAAGAGAACTTGGCACAGGGAAGTCTAGAAAAGAAATGCTTGAAGATGCTGGACTAGATATAACAGTCGTACCTAAACTATCTGTCGCAGATGGAATTATGGCAGTGCGTAGAATGTTACCACGCTGCTGGTTTGAGAAGGATGCAACTAAGCAAGGGCTTGATGCTCTAAGAAATTATAGAAGAAACTTTGACGAGAAGCGCAATGTCTTTTTTGATTCACCACTTCACAATTGGTGCAGTCATTCAGCAGATGCCTTTCGTTATCTTGCAGTAGGTCTAGATGAGTCTGGATCTGACTGGGATAAACCCTTAAACGTAAATAATAAATGGATCGTATAACAATGGCTGAAAATAAATCTAAAAAATCTGGCTACATAATGGATGAGAACAAACTCAAGGCCATTATTGATTCAGAGATCTGGAGTGCATTAGGCTTCATACAGTCTGAAACAACTGGTGAACGTCAACAAGCACTTGAGTATTACTTACGTAGGCCATATGGTAACGAAGTAGAAGGTAAGTCATCTATCGTAACTGGTGAAGTTGCTGAAGCAGTTGATGGCGCATTGCCTCAACTTATTCGTGTATTTACTTCTAGCGATAACGTAGTTGAATTCAACCCAGAGCATGAAGGTGATCAAGATTTAGCAGATGGTGCAACTACATTAGTTAACCACGTATTCTACAAAGATAACGATGGATTCCATATCCTTCACAATTGGTTTAAAGATGCTCTTCTAGAAAAGAATGGCATTGTTAAAGTTTACTGGGATGATGCAACTAACATCACCAAAGAAGAGTATAAAGGCCTAACAGATGATGAGCTAGTGCTTATCCTTCAAGATGAAGAGGTCGATGTTATAAGTCAAGAAACAATTGAATTGCCAACATATCATGATACTGGCGAGCCAATGATTGATCCTTACACTCAACAACATACAATGAATAGAACGCACAATATTAAAGTGCGTAAGACTGTTCGCAATGGAACTGTTAAAGTAGAAAACATTCCACCAGAAGAATTTATTATTAGTAAACGTGCAAGAAATATTGAAGATGCAAGTTTCTGCGCACATCGTAAAATGCTTACAAGATCAGAACTCATTGCTATGGGATTTGATCCAGAAGTAGTTGAAGGATTAACTACAGCTGATGCATTAGAGTACAGCCCAGAACGTATAGCTCGTTATACTCGTGGCGAACAACCTACTGACATGATGTCACAAGATCACTCAATGCAATTAGTTGAAGTGTATGAATGCTATATCAAAGTAGATTACAACGATGATGGTGTTGCAGAATTACGTAGAATTGTTTACGCATCTAATGAAATTTTAAGTGACGATGACTGTGACTATATTCCATTCCATTCAATCTGCCCATTACCAATCCCACATAAATTCTTTGGTAACTCATTAGCAGATCGTACAATGGACATCCAATTGATCAAGTCTACAGTTGTACGTCAAATGCTTGATAACTTATATCTAACAAATAACTCAAGAGTTGTTGCTGTAGAAGGCCAAGTAAATCTAGATGACTTACTAAGCTCAACAGCTGGTGGTGTTATTCGTGCTAAAAATGCTAATGCAGTAACTCCATTAACTGTACAATCAAGTGCTGGCCAATCATTCCCAATGCTTGAGTACTTAGATAACGTACAAGCTAAACGTACTGGTGTATCAGATGCTCAACAAGGTCTTGATCCTAACGTGTTACAAAATGCTACAGCTACAGCAGTGGCCACAATGTCTAATGCTGCAAATTCTAAGATTGAATTGATTGCTCGTATCTTTGCTGAAACTGGTGTTAAATCATTATTTCAGTCTATCTTTAGATTACTATGCAAGTATCAAGTACAACCTAGAACTCTTATGATAAATAAGAAGGCTGTTACATTTAATCCTCGTGAGTGGTCAGAGCAATACTCTATCAACATCAATGTAGGTTTAGGTACTGGATCACGTCAAGAGCAATTAGCTACAATGCAAATGATCTTACAAAAACAAGAACAAGTGCTTACTACTTATGGCCTATCAAATCCATTAGTAACATTAAAACAATATCGTGATACGCTGGCTAAGTTTATTCATATGGCTGGATTTAAAGATGCATCTGGATTCTTGCAAGACATTACTCCAGAACAAGAACAACAATTATCACAACCTCAACCACAAAACCAACAACCAGATCCAAGTGTACAAGCTGCACAAATGTTGGCACAAGTTGAACGTGAGAAAGCACAGTTAAGGGCGCAATCAGAACAAGCTAAGTTAGAACTTGAACGTGAACAAATGCAATTAGAGAATCAACGCAAGGCTTTAGAGCTTCAACAAAAAGAAGCTATTCAGTCAGCAGAGATTGCTCTTAAAGAGATGCAACTTAAACTAGATGCATCAACTGCAAGTGCTACAACACGAACAAACCAAACTAAAGCTGTGATGGATGCTATATCAAAATTAAGCCAAGTAGGAAAGAATCAAAATGCTACCTTTTAATTTAAATATTCCAGAGTACTCAAATCAAGCTGTAGGCATTTACAGCCCAATGCCAGCAAATGCTATGAGTATTACAAACATTCCTAGCTTTGATGGATATACTTTTGATGAGAAGTCTGGTAAATATTATAAGTCTACTCAAGGTAATGCTGCTCAAAATACAATGGGAAGATTATTTGGTCGTGGATTTACTGCTGAACAATTATCTAAAAAAAATAATAGTAATAATCAATTTGCACCTAACAATATTCAGACGTATACTTCACCAGAACATCAATACAACGCACTAGCAAATATGATGACACCTAACGATGTAATGACTATGATGACATCTGCTGGATACAATCCATCTGGTGCTGGTAGATTTGCTAACACTGCTTATGGTGGTGGTTTACTAGGTAAGTAATGAATATAGATAACATAAAAAATATAGTCAATGACGATGACTTTAAAGAAGTCATGAAATCATTAATTGATAATCAAATACAAATAATTTTAAACTCTACTCCAGATCAAAAAGAAGTAAGAGAGCAAGCCTATCAACGTGTAGCTTGCGTAAACGAACTCATCGCAGTCTTAGAATCAATCGCCATGACTGGTGACATTAAAGACAAACGATGGAAAATATTGTAGACAATTCTACATTTGGTACACCTCCCATAGAGGTATTATAGGAAAATAAATGAGTGATACATCCATGACTCCAGAAAATTCTGGAAGTGGCACGCTTACAGTAGGACAAGCAGCCAATGCATTTGAAGGTTTAATGAACGAGCCAGCAAACTCACAAGAGCAATTTGAGGGCGAGAATCTAGAACAAGAAAATCCAGAAGCTCAAGAAGCAGAGCCACAAGAAACTGAATCAATTGAAGATCAACCAATTGAAGAAGATGGTACTGACGAAGAACAAGAAGATGACAATCAAGACGAAGAGCAACCACGCTATGTAGTAAAAGCTGCTGGCGAAGAAAAAGAGGTCACGCTTGACGAATTGATCAAGGGTTATCAACTTGGTGCTGACTACACTAAAAAGACCACAGATGTTGCAGAACAACGTAAGGCTGTTGAAGCTGAACGTGTAGCAATTGAAGAGGCCAAGTATGCTCGTGATCAGTATGCTCAAAGGTTACAAGCTATCGATAGTTTCCTTAGCTCACAAACCTCAACTGAGGACTTAAATGAACTCAGAGAAAACGACCCTATAGGATATGCAGTTAAAGTCGCTGAACTTTCTGAAAAGAAAGAGCAATTACAAGCTGTAAGAGCAGAGCAGCAACGCATTGCAGAAATGCAACAAGCAGAGCAAGCTCAAGCCATGCAAAGAGTTGTTGCCCAAGAGGCTCAAAAACTTGCGCAAATCCTACCAGAGTTTTCAGATTCAACCAAAGGCGAAAACCTCAGAAAAGAGATTCGTACTTATGGAAAGTCGTTAGGATTTAGCGATGCTGAACTAGCAAACGTCTATGACTCACGACACGTTATTACTCTACACAAAGCAATGATGTACGACAAATTGCAGAAGTCTAAACCAGCTATCACAAAAAAAGTAGCTGAAGCTCCTCGCATGATGAAGTCTAGTGCTTCTAGTGGTAAGAATAATAATGCAGAAACAGTTAGAAAACAAAAAGCACAGTTGCGCACATCTGGCAAAGTCAGTGATGCAGCAGCTATATTTGAAAACTTTATTTAAGGACACATAACAAATGGCAACATATCAAAGCTATACAGCCATAGGTCAACGTGAAGATCTATCAGATGTGATTTACAACATTTCACCAACTGATACACCTTTCATGTCATCTGTAGGCAAATCAAAAGCAACAGCAGTGTATCATGAGTGGCAAACTGATTCATTAGCAGCTGTAAATACTTCTAATGCAGCAGTCGAAGGTGCAACAGCATCTGACGCTACTATTTCACCAACAACTCGTGTAGGTAACAGAACACAAATCTCACAAAAAACTGTGAAGATTTCTGGTACTTTAGATGCAGTAAATAAAGCTGGTCGTAAATCTGAAAAGGCTTACCAATTAGCTAAAGCATCTAGCGAAATTAAACGTGACATGGAAGCAATTCTTTTATCAAACCAAACAGCTTCTGCTGGTAACTCATCTACAGCTCGTGTTTTAGGTGGCTTACAAACATGGTTAGCTTCTAACACATCAAATGGTTCTGGTGGTTCAGCTGGTGCTTCTGGCACAACAGCTCGTACAACTGGTACTGATCGTGCTTTCACAGCAACACTCTTAAACAACGTAGCTCAATCAGCATTTACTAATGGTGGTACTCCAACAATGTTGCTCGTAACTCCAGCACAAAAAGTTGTTGCATCAACATTTGGTGGTATTGCTACTCGTTACAGAGATGTACCAGCTAACCAACAAGCTCAAATCATCAATGCAGCAGATGTATACGTATCTGACTTTGGTATCATCCAAATCGTACCAGATCGTTTCATTCCTAATTCTGACAGTGATGACACAGCTTTCTTATTAGACACTGAAATGGCTGCTGTAGCATACCTCAGACCATTCCAAACTAATGAATTAGCTAAGTCTGGTGACGCTGAGTTAACACAACTTTTAGTAGAATACACATTAGAAGTTAAAAACGAAGCAGCACATGGCATTATCTCTGATTTAACTTAATCAGTTTGAGTTAGCCCTAGCAATAGGGCTTTCTCTTTATGGTTTTACTAAGAATCATAAACAGAAAATACAAGGACTAAAATGGAAAATACAATTCACAATTTAGATGGATCTAAAACAGCATTCCATGATGATGGATCTGATTTAATCATTGAGCATAAGGCAGACATTAGTGCTGTACTTAATGCAAATAAAGCAGAGTACGCACAAAATGATGAACGTAAAAGATGGAGTGATGATGCATTTGGAAATAAAGTTGCATCGATTCCTTTAGTCGTATTCCAAGAGCTAGAAAAACAAGGTATTACAAAAGGATTTACAGTATTAGATATGCCAAGATTTAAGGCATGGCTAAATAACCCAGACAACAGAGCATTTAGAACAAGGACAGGCAGAATCTAATGGCTATAATTAATTACTCAACGCTAAAGTCAACAATTGCTGACTACTTAGCTCGTGATGATCTTACGAATCAGATTCCAACATTTATTCAGCTTGCAGAAAATAGATTAAGACGTGATTTAAAATTAAGATCTATGCTTAAAGTTGTAACAACAACAACAACTGCTGGCGATTCAACAGTTGCATATCCAAGCGACTTCTTAGCTATGAAAGATATTCATATTAATACTGGATCTACAGTTGAATCATTAATTTATCAAAATGCAAGTAACTTTTTTAGAAATACAAAAGCTGCTACAAGTGGTATGCCAAAGAATTACACATCATTAGCTACTGAATTTCAATTTGCACCTATTCCAGATGGTGTATACACTCTAAATATGATTTATTATTCTAAGCCAGCATTTTTAAGCGATACTAATCCATCTAATGCATTCATGGCTGATGCTCCAGATTTATTATTGTACGCAGCATTAGGCGAAGCAGAGCCTTATCTTATGAATGATGATAGATTAAACACATGGGCTTCATTATATCAACGTGGCCTAGAGTCATTAAGAGAATCAGATGATTCAAGTAATTATCCAGCATCACCAATGGTAATTTCAGTTTCAACCAGATAACAACAAAAGGAAAATATTATGTCAGAAATGTCAGATTACTTAGAGAATGCCTTACTTAATGGCACTTTAAGAGGTACAACTTACACAGCACCAGCTACAGTTTATGTAGCACTATTCACATCAGATCCTACAGATGCTGGCACAGGCACTCAAGTTTCTGGTGGATCATATGCTAGAACAGCTGTAACATTTAACGCACCAGCTGGTACTGGTGGATCAATTACTAATAATGCTAACGTACAATTCCCACAAGCAACTGCTTCATGGGGAGTAGTGACTCACATTGGTATTTTTGATGCACTTACTGGTGGCAATATGCTTTATTACACACCATTAGACATTGCAAAAACAATTGACTCTGGCGATATATTTATCATCGCTTCTGGCTCACTATCAGTAACACTTGCATAAGGATAAATTGTGGCTCTAATTATTAAAGATAGAGTTAAAGAAACCACAACAACTACTGGCACTGGCACGCTAACACTTGCTGGTGCTGCTACTGGATTCCAAACTTTCTCATCTGCCATTGGCAATGCTAATACTTGTTATTATGCAATTGCTTTAGGTTCAGAGTGGGAAACTGGACTAGGAACTTACACATCTTCTGGTAACACATTATCACGAGATGTAGTGCTTGAATCTTCTAATGCTGGATCATTAGTTACATTTAGTGCTGGCAGTAAAGAAGTATTTGTTACTTATCCAGCTGCAAAATCTGTTTATGTTGACAATAATAATACTGTAACTGAGCCAAAATATGTTGCAACGCTTTCTACATCTGGATCATTAAATCAAGGTGCATTTACTTATGGCACATTAGGTTATTCAGATACAGATATACTTGCATCATTTCAAAGCTCTTCAAATAGTTATAACCAAGTTATTATTCAAAATACAAACTCTGGATCATCTGCGTCAGCTGACTTAACTATAAGTAACAACAATGGTACTGCGTCAACAAACTACGCAAATTTTGGAATTAACAGCTCTGGATGGACTGGAACATTAGGAACTAACTCATTTAGCTCACCTAACGTAACATACATTTCTGCAACATCTGGTGATTTAGTTATAGGTACAACAACATCCAATGCAATTCGTTTTGTAACCAATGGTGGTGCTGATAAATTAATATTTGATGCTAATGGTAATGTAGGCATAGGTGTTGTTCCCACAGGATTAGACTTACTAGAATTAGGTGCTGGTACTACAGCAAAAGCTCCATTAGGATTTACAGCTGGTGCAAACTTAACATCTGCTGATGCTGGATCTGTAGAGTATGATGGCAAAGCATTATATTTTACTCCTATAGCATCACAACGTGGTGTAGTAGTCACTGAATCATTTATTGCAACAACTGCCACAAGAACATTAACGTCTGCAACTACACTCCAATCAATATTTGCTGGAGCTACTGGTGCAGCCACTGGCGCATTAACAGTTAATGGAGCTACAGCATATTATTTTGAATGCTCAATTAACTTATCTGCAATGTCTGCTACGTCTGGAAACTTAGGTTTTAGTATTGGTGGTGCTGGTGGAGCTACATTTACTTCAGCTGCATGGCACGCAATAGGTTTGGATGCAACTGCTCAGAATACAGGAGCTGCTCTTGGTGGCATATGGTCAAATGCTGCTGCACAAACTGGTAACATTGTAACTGCTGCTGCTGGTACTGCAATGTCAGTGATAGTCAAAGGAATATTTAGAATTAATGCTGGTGGAACTATCATTCCTAGTGTGCAATTAACTACAGCAGCTGCTGCTGTTATTGGTGTAGATACATGGTTTAAATGTTATCCAATAGGAACTAATACTGTTATAACTGTAGGTCAGTGGTCATAAGGGGATAAATTATGCTTGGCTTTTCTGCACTATCGCAAGTGCCATTAAGCACAGCTCCACTTAGAACTGGCGCAACTTTTTTTGGTAATGCTGCAATTACAGCAAATGCACTATTAACAGCAAATGGATTTAGAAATAGATTTGCTACAGGATCTATTGATGCCAATGCATTATTAACAGGGTCTGCATACAGGCAAAGATACAATACAAGTGGCACTGGATTTGCTACATCAATCACTGCAAGCGCACTTATAATAGCTGATGGATATTCTCAAGCGTATGCCACTGGATCAATTAATGCTAACGCACAAGTCACTGCATCTGGTTACTCAATGGCTTATGCCAGTGGTTCAATTAATTGCTTTGCAAGCTGTACATACAATGGCTATTCAATGGCATATGCAACTGCAAGTGTTACTTGCTTTGCAACTGTTACTTGCAATGGTGGCTATAGGATGGATGCAAATGCTAATATATTTAGCAATGCTCTATTGAATGGTGTTAATGCAAATGTTATATGGTGGGGAGTAGCTCCAGTACTATGCACTACATTATTATCAGTATCAGCAATAAGACAAGGTGAGAATTGGAGTACAACAACTGCTGGATCAGAAGCATGGACAGACGTTTCAGCTGAATCAGAAGTTTGGACAACAGTGTCATCTAATGACAATACATGGTTATTAAAAGGGTAAAAAATGACAGACAGATTAAAAATATCAGACTATACAACTACAGCATCAGTAAATGATCATATTGGTACGATTTATGTTGGCGAAGGTATGTTGCCTTCTGATGTTAACAATTCAATGCGTGAGTTAACAGCACAATTAAAGAAATTTCAAACTGGTGCAGATGGTGATGACGTTACTGTAGGTGGAAACCTTTCAGTCACTGGCACTTCTACATTATCTGGCACAACTTCAATCACTGGAGCAGCTTCTTTAACTGGAAATTTAACTGTAGGTGGTAACGCTGCAATTAATGGCACTGGCAATCTTAAAGTGCCTGTAGGTACAACTGCAAATAGAACAGATAATAAGATTGGATCATTCAGATATAACAATACTACTGGCCAATTTGAAGGTACAAAAGGTATATCTGGATCAACAATTTCAACAATTACTCGTGTAGGTACTACTGCTACATTAACTACTGCAACTGCTCATGGACTTAGCTCTGGTGACTACGTTACAGTTGCTGGTGCTGTACCCACAGACTATAATGGTACATACGCTATCACAAGTACTGGATCAACATCATTTACTTATGTAATGACTACGACTCCAGCATCTAGTGCAAGCACAGTTGGCACATATTCATATGGATTATGGGGAACTGTAGGTGGTGGTGCAAGTGGATCTAAAGGCGATGACGTATTCTATGAAAATAGTAAGACTGTAAATTACAGCTACACATTATCAACAAATAAAAATGCTATGTCAGTTGGTGCAATCACAATTGCGTCTGGTGCAGCAGTAACTATTCCTAGTGGTCAACGCTGGGTAATCTTATAGGAGCAATAAATGGCATCAAGCATAAACGCACTTACAAGCTCTGGTGGTGGTGTAGTAACCACAGCTGACGCATCTGGTGTACTTAATCTTCAATCTAATGGTACTACTGTAGCTGCTATATCATCTACTGGTGTTGCTGTTACTGGTGATGTGTCTGCAACTGGATCAATATCTGCAACTGGACAAATAGCTACTTTAAAGTCATTAAGCCCACAAACAACAACTTCTGGAACTTCTGTAGATTTTACCATTCCATCATGGGCTAAACGTATTATTGTAATGATGAATCAAGTAAGTATTTCAGCTGGAAATATTCAAGTACAACTTGGAACATCTAGTGGCATTGCAACAACTGGATATCTTGGTGGATCTGGTGAATTTCAAAATGGTAATACTACAAGCGTAGGTGCAAAAACATCTGGATTTAATACAGAATCTGGAAATGGTAATATTGTTGGAATTTGGACAATATGTAATTTTTCTGGGAATACTTGGACAGCTGTATGGAATTGGAATAATACTGGATCTCAATCTGGAGTTGGTGGTGCATACATTGCACTATCTGGAACTTTAACTACAGTAAGAGTTTTAGCTGGCACTGGCACATTTAGTGCTGGATCTGTAAATGTAATGTACGAATAAGGATAACACATGAGTCAACTTATAATCGCTGGCGATACCTCTGGCACAATAACACTACAAGCTCCAGCAGTTGCTGGGTCTACTACACTCACTCTTCCAGCAACCACAGGAAATTTTGTCACAACAACTGGAACACCTTCCACAGCTGGTAACGTACTTACAAGTGATGGAGCAAATTGGATAAGTGCTGCACCAAGTGGGCTTGGTATAGGTCAAACATGGACTGCCTTTACTAACGTAACAAGAGTATTTGGTACTACTTACACAAATAGCACTGGCAAACCTATTTCAGTTTTTGCATCTGCTACTGGAACTGCACCTAGCAACTCTATTGGAATGACATTTTATGTAAATCAAGGTGCTGGAGATGTAATAATTTATACTGATAGCGAATTATCAAATAATAATCCATTTCTTACAGTTTGTACAGGAATAGTACCTAATGGTGCAACTTATAGAATTGTATCAAGTGGAAATGGTGGTGGCACTCCAACTTGGAACAGTTGGGCAGAATTAAGATAAAATTAAATTATGAAAGCACTTATATCACCTTTAGATGTAGTAAAAAATGGATACAAAATCATTAAAGTTTATGATGATGAATTTCCTATAAACGACATCAACGTAACAGTGCCAGTATTCTGGATTGAGTGCGATGAATCTGTAACAACACAAACACATTATTATGATCCATTGGATCAAACAATTAAACAATATGAAGGAAACGTATAATGCCAACAGTAATTGATGGATCAACTGGAATACAGACACAAGCAATTGATGTTGTAACTCCAATTACAATAGCAGATGGTGGCACAGCCTTATCTGCTGCTGGAACTACTAAAAACGTATTGGTATCAGATGGGACTAATTGGTCAAGTAGTACATTGCCATTACATTTAAGCACTCCTGTAGCTACCACATCTGGAGGATCATTTGATTTTACTGGCATTCCATCATGGGCTAAAAGAATTACATTGCTAATGAGTGATATAACTAATGCTACTACTACTAACTATTCTTTGACATTTAATAATGTAGTTACTGCAACATATACATATACTCTATCAAGAAATAATGCTTCTGGATCATCTTCGCAATCAACAGCAGTTGGTACTAACTTTAGATGGTTAACTGAAAACATTACTCTTCAAAGTGGTGTATATCATATTTATTTAACTAATCCAGCTACATACACATATATTATTCAAGGAGCATTTAGGGCTGGTACTTCATATCACTTATTAACTGGTCATATTGCATTAGGATCTGCACTTTCATCAATACAAATGGCTGGTGGAACATTTTCTGCTGGTGAAGTTAATTTTATTTACGAATAATGACTACACAACGCATACCTTTTACAGAATGGTTACCAGACCAACCATCTACTGCTAACGCATTGCAAGACGTAAATAATGTAGTGCCAGTAACTATTGGTTACAGCCCATTTAATTTACCAGTTAATTTTTCTAATGTTGCATCTGAAAATTTAATTAGTGCATTTGCTGGAAAGTTTAGTAACTTAACTCAACTTTATGCTGCTGGTCAATCTAAATTATTTAAATTTAATGCTTCAACTCTTAATCTAGATGATTATTCTAAAAGTGGTGGATATGGTTTATCTGCAACTGATAGATGGTACTTTGTTCAGTATGGGAATGTTACTTTAGCTGTAAATAATGTAAATAAAATACAATCATTTACAATTGGTGGCAATTCTATTACAGTTACTGCTGGATCATTTGCAATAGGTAGAACATATACAATCACTTCATTAGGTAGCACAACTAATGCACAATGGAATACTATTGCTGGCACAACTGGAATAACATATGCTGTTAATTCTGTATTTACTGCTGCAACTGCTGGTGTAGGAACAGGAACTGCATCTATATTCCAATTTAATGATGTTAGTGCAAATGCTCCAGTTGCAAAATACATTACAATTGTTCGTGACTTTGTTGTTGCTGCAAATTTAGACACTGGAACTAATGCTAATAAATTACAATGGTCAGATATTAATGATGAAACAAATTGGATAAGTGTTGCTGGTGGATCACCTACATCACAATCTGATTATCAATTTATGTCTGAAGGTGGAAATATAACTGGATTATCTGGTGGCGAATTTGGTTTAGTATTCTTAGAAAAAGCCATATATCGTATGTCATATATTGGCTCACCTTTATTCTTCCAATTTGACGCTATATCAAGAAATTTAGGATGTATGGAAGGTGGATCAATTGCACAGTTAAGTGGTATTACATACTTCTTAGCTGACGATGGATTTTATTCATGCGATGGAAGAAATATTACTCCAATTGGTACTGGTAAGATTGACAAGTACTTTTTTAAGAATTTAGATTTAAATAATATACATAAAATTAGCTCATCTATAAATCCAGAGCAAAAATTAGTAGCATGGAGTTATCCAAATCAAGATGGTGGTATGTCATTATTAATCTACAACGTACAGTATCAAAAATGGTCTAAAGTAGATTCAACAACTACATCATATATTGCTAATTTTGCAACAGCTGGTGTTACTTTAGAAGATTTAGATAATTATGGTGGTGGCTCATTGGATGCTATTACAACATCATTAGATGATCGATCATGGGTAGGTGGTAAATTCTTATTTGGTGCTACATCTGGTGCTTATTTAACTAAATTTTCTGGTGAAAAAGCTGACGCTACAATCATTGTGGGTGACATAGAGCAGGGTTATAATTCAGTATTAAAACTTGTAAGGCCACAAATACAAGATGGAACTGCAAATATCTCTACATCATCAAGACGTAAATTAGAGGATGATGTGGTATTTGGGGATGTTGCAACACCAACAACAGAAGGTAGAGTTAATGTGCGATCAGCTGGTAGATACCATAGAATTAAAGCAGAATTAACTGGTGACTGGACTATCGCTGTATCATTAGATGCAGAATTTACAGCTCAAGGAAATAGATAATGACACGAAGTGTTTATCGTAAATTACCACAAAATGATTCTAATCCTCGTGAAATAGCAGAGGTAGTAAATAATCTTATTGAAGGAAAAAGCAATAACACTGGAACAATTACGTTAGCTGTAGCAAGTGCTACTACCACAACTATTTACGATGAAAGAATTGGTGCTAACAGTGTAATCTTACTAATGCCAAAAACAGCTAGTGCTGTTTCTGTAATTACCAGCACATACATTAGTGCAACAAATAAAGGTAATGCAGTTATTACTCATACAGCAAATACAGTAGCAGATAAAACATTTAGGTACATAGTAGTTGGATGATTTTACACTACGTACCTAAAGATCAATTAAGAGATAACTGGAACTTTGTAAAAAAAGGTCTTGAGATTGTTCGTGCTAAAGGCCACATGGAATGGATCGTGGAAGATGTGTACTGTGATTGTTTTGAAAATAGATCAATGTTATTTATTGCAATTGAAAATAATGAAAGGGCTGGATTTGTAGTATTACAGCCAATGGGTAACGCACTTCATGTATGGGCAGCATGGTCATTGTTAGAAGATGATATTAACTTAGCTAGTGCATGGGAAGAAATAAAACAAATAGCAAAAAATGGAAATAAAAAACGCATTACGTTTACATC